CTCCACTTACACAAGCACAAGGTCTTTGGGGTCAAACAGCAAGAGACGTAGTATTCTCTGCACTTGGACCAAAACTCTTCGTACTTGCAGGTGGTAAGGATTACACACCAGTTCTTGCAGAAACTTCAAATGGAGCATCTGCTGCTGAAGCTGGAGATATTGTTCTCACTCAAAACACACAGACAATCACTGTAAGTACAGAAACATCTACAATCGGATCTTTCAAGGCATCTCTTGGAGAAATCTTGAATGCATACGATTACTTCGCAGATGAAGATGCAATCGCCCTTGATTATCTGATCATGGGACCAGGTTGTGAAGATGCATTGGAATCTCAAGCAAAAGCACAAAACCTGATTGCAATCGCAAACGAAAGAAAAGATTGTATCGCTTGCATCGGACCTCACAGAGGACACGTTGTTCCTGATGGACTTTCTTTCAGAAGCGATGAGGATAAGACAGATGATCTTGTCGAGTACTTTGGATCACTTGCTTCTTCTTCTTATGCAGTCTTTGATAGTGGTTACAAGTACACCTACGATAGATTTAACGATAAATTCGTTTATATCCCAACTAATGCGGATATTGCCGGATTGATGGTTAGAACTTCCATTGATAGATATCCTTGGTTCTCCCCTGCTGGACAGCAAAGAGGTATCATTAACAATGCAGTTAAACTTGCATACAATCCAAACAAAGCACAAAGAGATCGTCTCTACGTTGCAAGAGTAAACCCAGTTATTACTCAACAAGGTCTTGGAACACTTCTCTTCGGAGATAAGACCGCTCTCGGATATGCTTCTGCATTCGACAGAATCAATGTTCGTAGACTGTTCCTGTTCGTTGAGCAATCACTCAAGTCACTAGCAGACGCACAACTCTTTGAACTCAATGATGAGATCACAAGAGCAAACTTTGTTGCCGTCGTTGAACCATTCCTTGCGGATGTTCAAGCAAAGAGAGGACTTTATGGTTACACCATTGTTTGCGATGAGTCAAATAATACACCTGACATCATCGATAACAATGAGTTTAGAGCAGACATCTATCTGCAACCAACGAAGTCTATCAACTATGTGACCTTGACATTTGTTGCGACTAGAACTGGAGTTAGTTTCGGTGAAGTCGGCACCGTCTGATTAATATTTACACTAACTAATTTCAACTAAGGAGTAATAACAATGGCATTCGGCAGTTACGCTAATTCAAACACACCAAACTTAAAGAACCTCACCGAGTTCAAAGGCCGCCTCCGTGGAGGCGGTGCCAGACCTAATCTCTTTGAGGTTAGAATTGATTCTTTCCCTGGTCCAATCAGAGAGTATTGGACCCAAGGAGATCAAACTGATTTCCAGTTCTTATGTAAGTCTGCGGCACTTCCCGCATCAAACGTTGCAGCGATTGACGTTCCCTTCAGAGGACGTATTTTCAAAGTTGCTGGCGACAGAACCTTTGATACTTGGACAGTTACCGTTATCAATGATGAGGACTTTAACCTCAGACATGCATTTGAGCAGTGGATGAACCACATGGCAAAACTTGATAATGCTTCTGGTGCTGTAAATCCACAGTCCTATATGTGTGATGCAATCGTTTATCAGTTTGGTAGAGCAAACCAGAGAAACGGCATTGAGGTAATGAGAAATACTAGTGATCTTGGAGCATCTGCACCACCAAATACAGGTGCATACAAGCCACCAGTTCTTAGAGCATATAAGATGCATGACATCTTCCCAACTAATGTTTCTCAGATTGACCTTTCATATGATACAGGAGACACCATTGAGGAGTTTACTGTAGAGTTCCAGGTTAACTGGTTTGAAATCGAAGATACTGGTCAGACTTCACCTAACAGTGTACCAGGAGTTCCTAACTCTAATATCGGATCTAACGGTAACAACGAGAGAGTAACCTGATTTAAAGGTTGCATAAATAATAGAAAACACCACGTAATTTTAATAATGGCAAAGTTGTTCGGGTTTTCTATTGAAGACGACGATAAGTTACCAAAATCTGCGTTATCCCCCGTCCCCGTTAATAACGAGGATGGGGTTGACCACTATTTAACTAGTGGTTTTTTTGGTTCTTATGTCGATATTGAAGGTGTCTATAGGAATGAGTTTGAGTTAATAAAGAGATATAGAGAGATGGCACTGCATCCAGAAGTGGACAGTGCCATTGAAGATATTGTGAACGAGGCAATCGTATCAGACACTAATGATAGTCCCGTTCAAGTAGAACTTTCTAATCTTAATGCTAGCGATGGTATTAAGAAAAAAATCAGAGAAGAGTTTAAACATATTTTAGATTTATTGGATTTTGATAAAAAGTGCCATGAAATTTACAGAAACTGGTACATTGATGGACGTATTTTTTATCACAAAGTAATCGATTTAAAAAAACCCGAAGAGGGTATTTTGGAGTTAAGATATATTGACTCCATGAAAATGCGTTATGTGAGACAAGAGAAACAGAAAAAAGCAAAGAATAGTGTTTCTCCAATCATGATGAACTCTGGGCAACAGCAAGATCCTATGGATTTTAAGTTTCCAGAAATAGAAGAGTATTTTATTTACACACCAAGAACCACATACCCAGTTGGAAAAGGAAATCCAGCAACTTCAGGTGGTGCAAAAGGTGGTGGAGTTAAGATTGCAAGAGATGCTATTGCATAATGCACCTCTGGATTAGTAGATAGAAAAAAAGGAACCACACTTTCTTATCTTAATAAAGCGATTAAATCTCTCAATCAACTTCGTATGATTGAGGATTCTCTTGTTATTTACAGACTTTCAAGAGCACCAGAACGTCGTATTTTTTATATTGATGTTGGTAATCTGCCAAAAATGAAGGCAGAACAATATCTTCGTGATGTCATGATGCGTTATCGTAACAAGTTGGTTTACGATTCAAACACTGGTGAAATCCGTGATGATAAGAAGTTCATGGCAATGCTTGAAGATTATTGGTTGCCACGTAGAGAGGGTGGTAGAGGAACTGAAATCTCTACTCTTCCCGGTGGCCAGAATCTTGGTGAAATCACAGATATTAACTATTTCCAGAAGAAACTCTACCGTTCACTGAATGTCCCACCATCAAGAATGGATGGAGAAGGTGGATTTAACTTAGGTCGTTCCTCTGAAATCTTAAGAGACGAACTGAAGTTTACCAAGTTTGTTGGGCGTTTAAGAAAGAGATTCTCCAATCTTTTCAATGATCTTCTAAGAACTCAACTACTTCTAAAGAACATTATTACTCCGGAAGATTGGGAAGTAATGTCTGAGCACATTCAATATGATTTCTTATATGACAATCACTTCTCAGAACTTAAAGATGCTGAGTTGATGACTGAAAGACTGAATCTTGCAGCAACAGCAGAACCTTATATTGGTAAGTATTTCTCTTCGGAGTATGTAAGAACTAAAATTCTTCGCCAAACTGACCAAGAAATTATAGAAGAAGATAAGAAAATCAAAAAAGAAATTGCTAAGGGTATTATTCCAGATCCTATGGCACCTGTTGATCCAGAAACTGGACTTCCAATGGAACCATCTGCTGCTGTCGGATCTGACAGTACCAATGGTGCATCCGGAAAAGTTCCTTTAGATGGAAAAGTTCCAGAGGTTGATGGTTCTCCGGCAGAACCTCCTACAGCAAAATAATATATGGATAAAATTTGGAATGGTCCTACTAGTAAAGGGTATGATACTTACATTATGAAAGATTTAAAAAAAGTAAAGGATAACTTAGATCCAGTAGAAGATTTTTTTTACGGAATTAATAATGTAAAAGATTATCATAACTCTACTAATACTGTTCTTGGACATATGATTTACAGTTATCTTGAGTGGGTAAACGGACTTTTTTTTAAAGAGTTAGTTTCTTGCTTAACTAAAATAAAAATAGAAAGTATGATTGATATTGGTGGATGTAATGGAGAAGTATCTAGAATTTTATTAGAATCTATCCCATCACTAAAAGAATCTATTATTGTAGAACCAATACCAAAGAATTATCATTTTATTAAGTTTAGATTCTGTGAAGAACCGAGAATACAAATTTGCCCTAAAGCAGTATATTACGGACAAAACACTATAAGATTATACTCCGAAAATGGTAACTTAGGAGGATTTCATGAATCAAATACTGATGGATATGAAGTTCCTACAATAACATTAGAACAGTTTCCTGTTCCCGATTTTCTTAAATTGGATATTGAAGGTGGAGAATATAATGTTATTGAAAACTCAAAGATGATAAAAAAAGTTCCATTTATAAACATAGAATTTCATGATAACACAAAAATAAAATGCTATGAATGGCAAGACTATGTTTCTGAACATTTTCCAAATCATAAGATTGGATTGGATGGAAGAGATTTTTTAAGAGGAGGAGATCTTTCATATCATGAGCAAGTACTATTAATACCAAAAAAATATAAACTGCCATAAATAACAAAAAAACACATAAAAATTATGGATAACATTATCGATTTAATCACTCAAGATGATTCACCTTCTGAAATTAGTGATGCAATCAAAGACACTCTTTTCTCAAAAGCAGCAGAAAAGATTGATATGGTAAGACCAGAGATTGCGTCTGCACTCTTTAATGGTGTTCAAGAGACACCAGAAGTAGAAGAAGAATAGTTTATAAATAAACTGTTCTATAAATAATATTATAAAATAATCAGTTATAATCATGTCTCAAAGAGTAAAACCTTTAGCAGTTGAAATACCTTGTCCAATAACAGCAGGTGCTGGAACTAGTTTTTCCGAAGCTACTGTAGTTCGTTTAGTGAATACTGATAACACAAATCCATGGGTTGTCAATGTTGAAGAAACTGCCGGTGGTGGTGTTATTGGTTCTTTTACTATGACACCAAACTCAGTTGAGTATCTTGAAAAAATAGCATCTCATACGGTATTTGCAGG